GCAACATAAAAATAAGAAGGCCCATTAACCCTGATTAATTCAAACCCATTCTTCCCATAAACATCACCACACGATATGCGTCTATCAGCATAACTAACAACAGAGCCGCCATAAAAACCAATAAAATACTTCAACAACTTACTAAACCCACCAACAATAGTATAACCACCTAGACACGAAAACCTGGATAATTCCCAGTCAAAATTCTTATTAAATCTAGAACCGCAGAAAGTCATTACCGCAACCAAATTACCCTCATAAAAAAGACCCAGTTTTACCTTACTTTTGTCTTCTCCTTGGATATGATTTTGATTTAAAAAAGAATTCTTCTCAGAAACACTAATTTCCTTAATAGAACATTTTCTACCATAAATTCTCTCATTTAGACTCAACTTACTTTTTATAATATTTTTAACAATATCTTCTTTAAACTTCCATTCATCACTAAAAAACTGCAATAACTGAATACCCTGCTTTTCACATTTAATAGTTTTTTGTAAGTGATAATTTCTTCCTTTAATAAGACCCTCTTTTTCTTCCCATGGCCTATAAAGATGCGAATAGAGCCCATTATACTCAATGGCCAAATTTTTCTCTGGTATAAAAATATCTAATTCCTTGCCATTAAGAATAGACCTATTTGACTGCTGAATATCGCCTTTATAAACACCACTCAACCAATTAAAAAGACTATTCTCCTCTTTAGAGATCTTCTTAATTTTCCGTTCATAAAAATTACTAGGTCTTGCCTGGATTTCATGAACCGACATCCACCTAGATACGGTTCCTTTTGTCGTATTAAGATTTTCGGCTATTTGTTCGGTGGTTAGTCCTGATTCATAAAGATCTGATAATTCTTCTCTTGATTGCAAGATCTTATTGGCATTAACGTTTCTTTGCCTTGCATCAAACAGATCATTAAGGCCAAATTCTTTTAGTTTGTTTCTGATTGACACCTCTCCAATCTTTAGATCTTTTGAGATTTGTTCTACTGATTTTTGGAGAACAATTCTTTGGTGGTATAATTCCTCTTTGGTGATACTAGGGGTTTTATTTTTTAATGCGTGATCGTTATTGAAGAACTTTCTAAATCCTTGTTCTGGATTTGTTTGGTTAAGGGCTGCCGGTAGACCGCAGCCACACTCGCAAAGAGGAGGAGTGGTTATCTTGTTTAAAAGAATGTAGACCCTGTGCTTGTTTCTTACTTTAGTATAATGAGCGTCTAAAAAGGACGTTTTCTCTTCTAGGTTTTTGATAAACTCTTGATTTTTTGTTAGCCTTATAAATAGGGCAGGATCGGTCCATGAGTTCTGGAGTAGTTTTTGAAAATCGTCCATAAATAGTAAAAAGTCTTTGTAATATGCCGAATTTTCCTTATGCTCAACCTACGCAAAACCAAGTAGAAAACAGAAACTTCCTCCAGCCAACCCAGTTTTTGTTTACCCTGAATAAGGCACCCAAGGTCTCGTTTTATTCTAACACATCCAACATTCCATCGATGACCTTGGGTCTAGCCGATTTTCCGACGCCTTTTAGGGACATCGCAGAACCAGGAGATAAAATAACATTTGAAGATTTTAACCTTAGATTTTTGGTTGATGAGGACCTTGAGAATTATTTAGAGATTTATAAATGGCTAAAAGGTCTTGGATATCCAGAAAGTTTAGACCAGATTTATGAATTGCAAAGAAGTGAAGGAGGTCTTTATTCTGACGGAACCCTGCAAGTCTTAAACAGCAATCAACGTCCAAACTTTATGGTTAAATACTATGACCTGTTTCCTTATGGTCTGACGACCTTATTGTTTGACTCGACCCTTAAGGATTCAGATCCATTTACTGCAGAAGTAAAATTTAAATACACTTATTTTGAAATTGTAGACGCTAACGGAAACCCTTTATAAACTATCGATATGTTAAAAACATATCGATTTTCAGACCTCTAACGAATTAGAGGATTTACAGAAATACGGGTGGTTTATGGCACCCTGCCCGTAAATCACGTCAGGAACGCAAGATACAGGGAGTTTGCTTCTTTTGGCTATATTAAGAGAAGCATTAATGTCAGCATTGAGGATTTTACCATCACAGCCAACATAACGACCCCTTTGCCTTACACCATCTTTCTTTCCTGTACGGAAATCGATTTGTGATGTATAGGCTGGATTAACTGTTACTACTTTCTTTCCGACAAGTAGTGCCTTGTAGGTCGTAAATTCCTTAATCATATAATACGGAATTTGGGATTGTTTATTGTTAAACTTTTTTCCTCTTTTTGTATTTTGTTTGATACCCTTAAGGTCTTCAAAAACAATAACATTTCCAGAAGAAGTTTCAACAATTTGTTTAGAAAGACAATGTGCTCCGTGTTTAGAAAGATTTCTTTCTTTATTCCTTAATTTTCTAAGTTTTCTACGGATAGCCTTTGTTTTTCCTTTGCCTCCTTTACGAAGGTTATTTTTTGAATTTAGCTCTCTTTTCAAATAACGAACTTTTCTTTTTAATCCATTAAAATGTTTATCGCGAAAAATAATTCCATCACTTGTCACAGCAACACGGTTAATACCCAAATCGACTCCAGTTGAAGTTTGATTTGATACTAGTGTTTTTGTTGGACTCTTAAATGGAAAAGCAATCCAAATTGTATTGTCTTTTACAAATAATTTGGGGTCTGCTACCTCATAATTATTAAACATTTCAAGCAACTTGTCGTAAGACTGAAACTCAACTTGAACCGGATAATTCTTCGTGAGAGTTGTAATACGAATATTACAATTTTCTTTTAAAGAATATAATCTCTTGTCAAGTTGAATTGATAGTTTTTTACGAAATGGTGCTTCTGTAATCTCGTGTTTATTTGACTTTATGGATTTGAATGTAGACAGAACTGATTTTTCACTACGAATAATCATCTGTGAAGGGGCGGTCGGAAACTTTTCCTTACACTCATAATAACATTCATTGTGTATTGTCTTGAGTGAAAGAGTAGTTTTTCTTTCAAAAACAATTGAAGAAACAAAATTCCACACTTTTATTTCAAGAGCAAGCATATCCATTAAGGACTGATGTTGTTCTTGATTTAAGATAAGTTTGGCAGAATAACTTCTCAAAATTTTTCACTCAGTGAATACATTACTATTTAGTAAAATAAATACTTACGCATTCCTCCGCGATGCTAAATAAACGACAGTCGTTACTCTAGATTTATGAAACTAAATGAAATTGAGGCCATGTGGAAAGAGGATTCAGAAATAGATCCGGATAATCTACATGAAGAGGCTCTTAGAATTCCTATGCTTCACAGCAAATATCATGAGATCCAAAACAGATTTTATGAGCTAAAAAAAGAATTTGAAACCAAGTATAATAACTTATATGCCGAAAAGACTCTCTATTATTTGGGGAAGGCCGATCCAAAAGTATATGATGAAAAACCATGGCCTCATAAAATACTAAAAAGCGACGTTCCGATTTACCTAAATTCTGATGAGGACCTATTAAAACTAAAAGCCAGGGTTGATTATTGTTCTCATGTTATGGGATATCTCACTGATATCTTGAAGATGATTCACAATAGATCATTCCAAATCCGAGATAGCATCGAGTGGAGTAAATTCCGCGCAGGTCAGTAAATGTCTGATGTAATTATTGAAAAGAAGAACGAAGTATTCATTAAACTAGTCTGTGAGCCACATGTTCTTTATGAACTGGCTCCTTACTTTACCTTTGAGGTGCCTGGGGCCAAATTTTCTCCGGCCTATAAAAGAGGCGGATGGAATGGACAAATCTGTTTACTATCAAAAACAACCGGTGAAATTTATGCGGGATTGCTAGATAAGGTAATCGCCAAAATAAAGGCCTATGGGTATTCTTATGAGTTCAGAAATAGCAAATTCTACGGGTGTCCTTTTGAAATCAATGAAGAAATAACCAAAGAAGGTGTTTCTGAGTTCGTTAAGGCCATTGGTAAAAAATCTGGTCTAGATCCTTATGACTACCAGATTGATACTGTTTATGAGTGCCTGAGATATAATCGTAAAACAGTTCTGTCTGCAACTTCTTCTGGTAAGTCTTTTATGATTTACTGTATCTCAAAGTATTACCTAATGAAAGGGTTAAGGATTCTTTGCGTGTTCCCGACTACTAGCCTGATTCATCAGATGTATAAAGACTGGGCAGATTATGGGTACGACTCAGAAGAAAATATTCATATGATTTATGCTGGTCAAAATCATAAAACCGACATGCCCGTTACTTTTTCTACCTGGCAAAGTATAAGCGATAACCCAAAGTCATTCTATGACGATTATGACGTAATTATGGTTGATGAGTGCCATGGTGTAAAATCTAAGAGCCTGATCAACATTATGAAAAACGCCCATAATGTAAAATACCGTTTCGGTTTTACAGGAACTCTGAGTAATAATGATGACGGAAAGGCAGTTAATGAACTTACGATTACGGGGCTTTTTGGTCAATCATATAAGGCAATTAACACCAAAGAACTAATAGAAAAAGGAAGAGCGGCCCAATTAGATATCAAGTGCCTAGTTCTAAAACATAAAGAACAAAAATTCTTTACTTATGAAGACGAGGTTCAGTACTTAATTACCAACGAGAATAGGAATAATTACCTACGAAATCTTGCATTAAGTCTAAAAGGAAATACCCTTTTGATCTTTTCAAGGGTAGAAACTCATGGAGAAGTTCTTTATGATTTAATCAAAGAAAAGGCCGCTGATGGAAGAAAGGTATTCTTTGTTCATGGTGGTGTTGATGCCAAAGAAAGAGAAGCCGTTAGAGAAATTGTTGAAAGGGAAAATAATGCAATAATAATCGCATCGTATGGAGTTTTCAGCACTGGAGTTTCAATTAAAAACCTAAACAACATTATCTTTGGTTTTCCAAGTAAAGGAAAAATCAGAGTTCTTCAAACAATTGGTCGGGGTTTAAGAAAATCCAATACAAAGGATAAGTGTGTTTTATATGATATTGCCGATGATTGTGGAAAGAATTATACCTTAAACCACTTTATAGAAAGAGTAAAATTATACAATGAAGAAGAGTTTGAGTACGATATTTATAAAATAGATTTATAGTCTTTGAGATTCTAACCCGGTTACTTGAACTCCTCTATCAATCATATTTTTCATTGCGGCCTGGGCTATTTTTAATGTGAAATACACCGCAAACATTTGTTTTTCCATGTAAATGTACCCGACCTTGTAAAAATGAACTACCACTAATCTAAAGATTTTGTGGTTTCCTGCTTCATCGAAGTTGCCGCCAACTCGTTATGAGTTTTTGGTCTTACACTATCTCCACAGGCAGACACGGTAGTTCCTACCGCCAAAATATTCTTTGCCGCATTTATGTCTCTGTCGTGTTTTGTTCCACAATCAGGACAAGTCCATTCACGGACACTTAACGGCATTTTAGGTTGAATAGAACCACAAGACGAACAAGTTTTACTAGAAGGATACCATTGGCTAATAGCAACTAATTCTCTTCCGTACCAATTACATTTATATTCCAGAAAAGACCTAAATTGATACCAGCCTTGTTCACTAATTGCTCTTGATAATTTGCGGTTCTTGACCATGTTTTTTACTTTTAGGTCTTCAAGAACTATAACTTGGTTTTCGTTAACTAGTTTTCTTGAGACTTGATGATGAAAGTTTCTTCTTATGTTGGTAATTTTTTCATACTGTCTTGCGAATTTAATCCTTGCTTTGTTTCTATTTTTAGAACCCTTTTGCTTTTTGGATAGTCTCCTTTGTAAACGCTTGAGTTTTTGATACTCCTTCTTTAGGTCTGGAGATTTAATTTTGTCTCCATTAGAAGTTGTAGCAAATGTTGTAATACCCAAATCGATTCCAATTTGGTTTTGACTTTCAGGTAGAGGTTGAATAGAAGGGTCTTCAAGATTAAAAGACACATACCATTTTCCAGAAGGTTCTAATGAAATAGTAAGAAACCTAATTTCTTGATTTTGTGGTAGTTGTATATGAAATCTAATGTTTAATGGTTGTTTACTTTTAGCAATAAAGAACTTACCATCCTTTATCCTAAAAGCGGATGTGTCAAGACCTATTGAATTTTTTCCAGATTTCTTTTTGAAATTTGGATAGCCGCAATTACCTTTAAAAAACTTTTTATAAGTTCCATCTAAATCATAAATTGAATAACGAAGTGGAATAATAGAAACATCATTTAACCAGATGTATTCCGGTTCTTTCTTTAATTGTGTAAGTAGTTTTGCTGTATCATAATAAGATAAAGACTTATTTTCTTGTTTCCAAGATTTTTGTCTTAGGTCAAGAAAATAGTTCCAGACAAAACGAGCACACCCTAGTGTTTGTCTCAACAAGGTTTCTTGTTCTTTGGTTGGATAAAATCTAAATTTAAATCCTCGTCTTAACACTTGGGTAAAACTCATTTAACTTACACAACTATTTAGTAAAATTAATCCTTGACCAGCGATGTTGAATACATCGGGGATTGTGTATTAATTTGTTTTAATTGTTCTGTTCATAATAATCAACAGCCCCCGAAACGATAAGACTTAAATAGTTCTTCACCATACTCCACACTTACAAAGAACCCCAATTCTTCTAGTTTGTTGATATCCTCGTCTGAAACGAGAATAGGAGAAATTTCTGGACTAATAAACAAAACGTCGTGTTCACAATGAGTTGGAAAGGTGGGATTTCCATATTTGGCAAGGATTTGGAGTGCTTCGATTAGGTCGTTCATTTTTGGTCACTTTGATAAGTGTTCTCGTTTGTCAAGTTCTTCTTTTATTATTTTAAGTCGTTCATCTTGAGTATTTCTTGCTCTAGTGCAAGAAGGCTT